ATTGCTAAGCCTATATTCAAGAGTAAGGTAGATGATATTGCTTCTAAGACTAATGGTAAGTTAATCATAAAAGAATATCCAACAGGCGCGGCTAACTCTAGTCATTTCAGAGCGCTATTAAACGAACTAAAGCTTAAACGTAACTTTGTACCGGAGATTATCTTTATTGACTATCTTAATATCTGTGCATCTGCTCGTATGAAAGCTATGGGAGGATCGATCAATTCTTATACGTATATTAAAGCTATTGCCGAGGAGTTACGTGGCCTTGCTGTTGAGTTCAACGTACCGGTCTTCTCTGCGACGCAAACGACACGTTCGGGTTTTACTAGCTCAGACCCTGGGCTTGAAGATACGTCCGAGTCTTTTGGACTACCCGCTACCGCTGACTTAATGATTGCTCTTATATCATCTGAAGAGCTAGAAGCTCAAGGACAGATAATGGTTAAGCAGCTTAAGAATAGATATAACGATCCTGGTAGATATAAACGATTTGTACTAGGCGTTGATAGAGCTAAGATGAGACTATTCGATGCAGATAATCCAACTGAAGGTGTTGTAGATGATACACCAGCATTCGATAAGTCTCAAGTAAACGAACGATTCAAAGATTTTAAAATGGAGTAGCTAAATGGCACAAAAAGGTATCACTAACAGTAAGAAGACTAGTATTGGCAAAGGTAATGTTAAAACGTCTTCAATGAATAAACATAAACGTCGATCATATAAAAAGTCTCGAGGTCAAGGATAATGCATGCCCGTCTCTTATCGCACAGTCAACCCGTACGGCATGTACATTCAGGCGAACCAGGAATTATGGGACTTGAAAACATCCAAGACCTCGTCGCTTATTGCGCCCGTGTCTCCAATCCATCGAACCAATCTAACACGAAAACGACACCCAAGCTGCTTGAGTACCTTATTAAGCATAAGCACTGGAGCCCGTTTGAAATGGCAAGCGCATGCATTGAAATTACAACAACTAGAGACATCGCTCGACAGCTGTTAAGACATAGATCATTTTCGTTTCAAGAGTTCTCTCAACGCTATGCTGATATCAGAGACCTAGATGACTCTGTAGTAATCCGTAAAGCAAGACTACAAGATGAAAAGAATAGACAAAACAGCGTTATAACAGATGATACTTCTCTACATGTTCAGTGGGAACAACATCAACGTAACGTGTGGCATTCTGCTATGACTGCTTATAAATGGGCAATCGAAAACGGTATTGCTAAAGAACAAGCACGAGTTGTACTACCAGAAGGTAATACTGTATCTCGTTTGTATGTGAATGGAACAATTAGATCATGGATACATTATATCGAATTGCGATCAGCTAATGGTACGCAAAAAGAACATATGGACTTAGCTAAAGCAACAGCTGAAGCCATAAGTAAAATATATCCAAACATATCTAATTTCATTCAGGAGTAATCACATGAGTCGTCAGAAGCATCTATCAACATACTATTCAGATCACGGAGAAGGAAAGGCAGAAATCTGGTTTGATTTCAAAGAAGAGCTTGCCTTTATTAAGTATTTAGACGATAATGATGTTATGTTCTTTGAAGAGAGCTTTCCTAATAACTCTATTAGTTATGTGGAAGATGCTGCTGAGAACTGGGCTTTAGGAATAAAGAAATTGAAAGGATATAAACAAATTGCCTTATTATAGTACAAAAACATACGGACATAACATCGGACTATCAGCGGTGTTCCGTCAACCTAATGCAGATCATTCTCATTGTCATCTACTACATGGTTATAGTCTAGGGTTTAAGTTTACCTTTGCTTGTGATCATCTTGATAATAAAAACTGGGCTGTAGACTTCGGAGGCTTAAAGCCTATCAAAGCATGGTTAGAAGATAGCTTTGATCATAAGACAGCTATTGATAAAGCTGATCCTCATATAGATGTCTTTCTTGATCTAGAGAAAAAAGGTCTTATTGACCTTAGAATCTTTGACGGTGTAGGTGCTGAGAAGTTTGCTTATCATGCATATGTATTTGCTGATAATCTTATTAAAGAGAAAACAGATGGTAGATGTTGGGTACATTCAGTAGAGTGTGCAGAGCATGGAGCTAACAGCGCTATCTATGGGGTTTAACTATGGTTAAAGCTATTTTAGATAAGAAGTTCTTAAAAGTAGAACAAGATAAAGACGGAGAACTCTTCTTAGAGTTCCCTGACGATCTATTAGAAACTATGAATTGGAAGCCTGGTGATACTATTATCTGGACTGAGCTTCCTAATGGTAATGGATATAATGTAGAGAAAGCGAAGACACATGACGGATAAGAAGTACATCTATAGTGAAATATTTCATTCAATACAAGGTGAAGGACATTATACAGGTGTACCTACTGCATGGATTAGATTCTTTCTTTGTAACTTACAATGTGATGGCTTTGGTCAGAAGTTTCCTACTAAGCCAGAAACATATGAGTTACCTTATAATGACTTTGATGCTCACTCTGTTGATAGAGTAGAGGATCTACCTGTATGGGATAAAGGTTGTGACTCATCATATACTTGGTCTAAGAAGTTTAAGCATCTTATGGGTCAAGCTACTGGTGCTGAGTTAGCTGAGAAGCTAGTTAATATTATGAAGAATGAGCATAACCCTGACGGATTGTTTATGCATCCTTTATCAAAGCAGCATAATCATCTTTGTATTACAGGTGGTGAGCCTTTGATGCGTCATGCTCAGAATGCTTTCATCGACATATATAATAACCTAGGTGATAATATTCCGTCATCTATTACATGGGAAACAAATGGAACTCAGAAGCTATCAGATGACTATAAGAATCTGATACAAAGCGATTCGTTTAAACCTGAAGCGTTCTTCTCTGTGTCTCCTAAGCTATGGACAGTAGCAGGTGAGAAGAGAGAGAAGGCTATTAAACCTGAGATTGTTAAAGAGTATTATGACCTATCTAAAACAGGTCAATTAAAATTCGTTGTAGGACAGACAAAAGAAGAGTGGCAAGATCTTGATGAAGTCGTTACAATGTTTAGAGATGCTGGTGTACATTATCCTATATGGATTATGCCTGTCGGTGCTCGAGAAGAAGAACAGTCCGCTACAGCTGGTGATGTAGCAAAGATGGCATTTGAAAGAGGCTATAACGTCGCTGGAAGAATGCATGTCTACTTATTTGGAAACGCAATTGGAACATAGAGGCCTCCCTCTATTAAAAAAACTAGGAAAGAATATAAATGGCTAAATGGAAAGACGTAACTCCCGTATCTCAGAAGATTCGTGAGGAATTAAAACATAAAGGTATCAGATTCTGGGCTGGGGATAATATCTCAGAGGTACTGTCTGAAGACGATAAGCAAGCTCTTATCGACGAAGCAACAGAAAAGTTCGAAGGTGTATTAGATGCACTTGTTATTGACCGTGAGAACGATCCTAACTCAATGGATACAGGTCGTAGATTAGCCAAGATGTATATCAATGAGATTATGGCAGGTCGTTATAATGCAGCACCTAAAGCAACTGCATTCCCTAATGATGGTGAAGATGGTTACACAGGAATGATTGTAATACGTTCTGAGTTACGATCAGTATGTTCGCATCATCACCAACCAGTAGCAGGTGTTGCATACATTGGTATTATACCAGGAGAGAAAGTAATAGGATTATCTAAGTATACTCGTATTGCTCAGTGGTGTGCTCGCAGAGGTACTCTACAAGAAGAACTAGCTAATGATATCTGTAAAGAGATTCAGAAAGCAACAGAGTCAGAAAACGTAGCTGTATATATTCAAGCTACTCATGGCTGCTGTGAGAACAGAGGCATTATGGCTCATAGTTCTCTTACTCAAACAACTGTTCTTAAAGGTCATTTCTTAGATGATTCTATGACTACTAAGAAAGAGTTCTTTGATAATATTAAATTACAACAATCATTTGCAGGTAAATAGAACATGAATCATATGAACGTTAGTTTTGTTAAGAGTGGCCTCCGCTTTATTGCGGGGGGTGCTCTAATCAGTGGAAGTCTTCTGTGGGGTGGTATATTCATTATCTTAGCAGAGGTACTTGGAGTGGTAGAAGAAATTGTGGATAAAAGGGTAGAAGAATGAAAGAACAATTGAAAAGAGCAGCACGTATGCATGCTGAAGGAGAGCTAGAGCGCGCTAAGACTAATGTTATGGTTTATATGAATCAGTCTGTTGGTATTGGTGAGCATAGTGATATCGTAGAAGCTATTCAAGAAGAACTTGATAAGATGGCTTTAGCTTCTGATCGAATAGATATGCTTGAAAAGTATTTCCCTTTATAAGATGATACGTGAATTCGAAACATCTAAAGAAGAGATAGTAACTATCTTAGCAGAAGAATGTGCCGAGCTCATACAAGAGATAATGAAGATGAAGCGTAAGAATAATTATGCTTCATCTCCTTTTATGAACGAAGTCGCAGACGTATTGCTTATGATAGATCTAGCAAAGCAAGCTGGTATGATATCAGAAGAGCAGCTAGCTATGAGAACTCCTATAAAACGTAACAAACTAATTCAATGGTCTAATCTATTTAATTTGTAACCTATTGATTTCCTTAGAAACCTTTTTTTAAAATAAGCCCTTTTTTAGTTGCACTTAAGACAAAAGGCGCCTATAATAAGGTATAATAAGAAGAAATAAAGGATTACTAAAATGGCTTATAACTCATACATAGTACACGGAAATGATGACGGAGGA